GTTGGCTTAGCGTATGTCGTAGTTGACGAGTACGCTGACATGAAGCCTCAAGTGTTCGAGCAGATTCTTAGGCCAGCGTTATCAGATGTAAAGGGTGGAGCACTGTTCATTGGTACACCGAAGGGCAGGAATCACTTCTATGAGTTATATCAGATGGCTCAGAGGGACGAAGATGAAGACTGGGTATCGTTTCACTTTACTTCTTTTGATAACCCTCTACTCGATCCTAAAGAGATTGAGGCGGCAAAGAAGTCAATGTCTTCCTTCAGTTTTAGACAGGAATACCTTGCTAGTTTCGAGGCCGCACAGTCAGACCTATTTAAGGATGAATGGATTAAGTATGTTGATTCTGATGATACTCCTAATGACGGTGCTTATTACATCGCTGTTGATTTGGCTGGCTTTGAAGATGTAAGTAAACAAGCTTCTAATAAAAAGAAAAATCTTGATGAATCAGCAATAGCAGTAGTTAAGGTTTGTGAAGATGGTTGGTATGTCGATACTATAGTGGCGGGTAGATGGGATATCAAAGAAACAGCAGACAAGATTTTAGAAACAGCAAGAAGTTACGATGTGAGATTGGTAGGTATAGAGCGAGGAATGGCAAAGAACGCCGTACTCCCGTACCTACAAGACTTGATGAGAAGGAAGAATTATTTCTTGTCAGTGATAGATCTGACTCATGGGAACAAGAAGAAGACGGACCGTATAGTTTGGGCATTACAGGGACGCTTCGAGCATGGAAGGATTAAGTTAGTTAGAGGCGAGTGGAATAAGTCTTTTGTGGACCAACTTCTAAACTTTCCTAACCCACAAATCCATGATGACTTAATTGATGCATTAGCCTACATCGATCAGATTGGTATCACAGAGTTTACTGATATGATGGACGAAGAAGAGTACGAAGCACTAGACCCTATCTCAGGATACTAACATGGCAATAGCTAGACTATTTGACGGTTTTATTCCAGCAGACCTTTTAGCAGAAACAGGAAAGTTTCGCAGAGGTCTGTTTGAGTTTGAAGACAAACCAGCAAAACTAACTCGCCCTGAAATTATTGGTGGTGAAAAAGCTTTGATGAACTATATGTCCAAAGCCTCCGAAGATGAGATGGAGTTAATGGATTCTAGTATGAAGCTTGCTAAAGACATGGCTAAACGTGGGGCTACTTTTGAGGATCAAGTAGCACGCACTGGAATGGGTATTGGCCCAGATGAAAAACTAAGGTTTGAGATTCCAGACACAGACGCACGCTTGCGTATGCCTACTGATATGTTTGAAGAAGGCGAAGTCTATCGAGTTCAGGATGTACTAAGCCATCCAAAACTTTATGAGTTTTACCCAGACCTTGCTAACAAGCAGGTAAGAATTATTAATCAACCAGATAAACCAATGTCTTTTGGGGCGTATAACTTAGATAGCCAAACCATTGACTTAAATGTAGGTTCAATGCCGTTTATTGACCAAGACCCGGTTGCTGTTATTTCTGGTTTGCTTCACGAGTCTCAGCACTACGCACAACAAATAGAACGATTCTTACAAGGAACAAGTAAGAATAAGTTTCTTAAAAAGTACACAAACAAATCTTGGGAGCAAGCATCTAAGGCTGACAAAGAAAAAGCTACTAGAGATTATTTAAAGTCTTATGGAGAAGCTGAAGCACGTAACGTACAACTTCGCTTTGAAGATCCGTTCTTTGCTCGGACTAGCGGCTCAAAAGATAAAACCAAAGGCAAAGTGTTTCCTGCCACAATGGGACAAGATAGAGATACGATGGCTGCTTTCAATCGTCCTCTAGGCCCAACAGAATTTATTAGTAACGAAGGCGCACCACTAGATGCACGCCTTGAGTATACCAACCCGTTTCCTAGCACAGTAGAGGATATGTAATGGCTGACTTCCAAGAAGACCCAGTATCTGAATCAGACAAAGAACTTGTCGAGTTTATTATTAGTCATTGTGATCGCTGGCGTGAGTACAAAGAAGTAAACTATGAAACCAAGTGGGATGAGTACGAGCGTTTGTACTACGGCATCTGGGCTGATGAGGATAAGACTCGTGAGTCCGAGCGTTCTAAAATTGTATCTCCAGCAATTAGACAGGCCGTTGAAAATAAAACCTCAGAGATTATTGAGGCTACCACTGGACGTGGAGAGTTCTTTGAAATTTATGATAACGCTGGTGACCTTCAAACTTTAGATGTTGAAGACACCAAGAAAAAACTACACGAAGACTTAAAGAAAGACAAGACCCCGCAGGTATGGGCTGAAGTAGACCGTAACGCTGAAATCTATGGCGTTGGTTTTGCAGAGATTCAAGTTAAAAATATTATTGATTTAATTCCTACAATGCAGTCTTTGCCTGATGGACAAACTGCTGCGGTTGGGGTTATTGAACAAGATCGTATTGCTATCACAACTAAATCTATTCACCCACGTAATATGTTGTGGGACCCTAATGCTGATAGTTTGTACGAAGGACTAGGCTGTGCGGTTGAAGAGTACACAAGTCTTTTTAAAGTTGTTAAAGGCATTGAAGATGGGATTTACAGAAAAGTTAATATTGGTCCTGAGTATAGTGATAATAGTCTTGAGCCAACACAGTTGGATACTCTTTACCAAGAAGACAAAGTACGAATACTACGTTACTACGGGTTAGTACCACGAGAGTATTTAGAGCAAATTGAAAATGAAGGACAAGAAGTTGCTGATCTGTTCCCAGAGGATAGCGATGCTGATAAGTACTCTGACTTAGTAGAGGCTGTTGTTGTTATTGCAAACAACCAATACCTATTAAAAGCAGAAGCTAATCCCTACATGATGAAAGACCGTCCTGTTGTCTCGTATACTCCTGAGACAGTTCCGGGAAGGTTAGTAGGTATTGGTACAGTTGAAAAGGGCTACAATATGCAAAAAGCTATTGACGCTCAACTCCGTAGTCATCTGGACTCTTTAGCACTGACTACGGCCCCTATGATGGCAGCTGATGCTACAAGGTTACCTCGTGGTGTAAACTACAAGGTTCAGCCCGGAAAGACTCTACTTACCAACGGTAATCCTAACGAGATTCTATTCCCGTTTAAGTTTGGTTCTACAGACGCAAGCAATATTACTACTGCTGCAGCGTTTGAAACCATGTTGTTGCAGGCTACTGGTACGTTAGATAGTCAAGCAATGACCCGCTCTGTAGCTTCTGGAGAGGCTGGTGGAGCTTCTATGTCCTTGGCGATGTCTTCTATCATTAAGAAGAATAAGCAGGCTTTGATGAACTTCCAAGATGACTTCTTAATTCCTATGATTAAGAAGATTGCTCATCGTTATATGCAGTTTGATCCAGAGCGTTATCCTAGCCGTGACTTTAACTTTACCCCTGCCTCGACTCTAGGCATGGTAGCTAGGGAGTACGAGCAACAGCAGTTCATTGGATTGCTTCAAACCCTTGGTCCTGACAGCCCTGTCCTGCCTTTGGTCTTAAAAGGTATCATCAAAGGCTCCAGTCTGTCTAACAAAGAAGAGTTGGCTACAGCTCTTGACCAGATGAGCCAGCCTAACCCACAGCAGCAGCAGATGGCGATGGTTCAGCAGCAGGGTCAAATACAGCTCCTACAGGCTCAGATTGCTGAGCTTCAAGGCAGGGCACAAGAAAGCCAAGCCAATGCTCAAGAAAGCCTTGCAAGGGCTAATAAGGCTGTAGTAGAAGCCCAGCTCATGCCTGAAAAGCTCCGGGTTGACGTGGTTCAGGCTGCGGCTAGCAATCTTGATGGGTCTATGCAGGGAGAGTTCGAGCGCCGTGTCAAGGTAGCAGACCTGATTCTTAAGGAGCGGGAGCTAGAGACTAAGGAAAACATCGTAGAAACCCAAATGCAAAGAAAAGTTCAGTAACCTCTTGACTTTTCTATAAATTTATGGTATAATAGATACATATGTTGTAGAAATACAACACAGTCCTAGTGAGGAGAAACTGTGGATAAAGAACTTCAAGCCTACTATGAGGCTAGATTTGACATGATGACTTCTAAAGGCTGGCAGGATTTACTAGAAGACCTGCAAAAAGTAGCCGAAGTCTCAAAAGACATAGAAAAATGTAACAGCGTAGAAGACTTATACTACGCTAAAGGACAGATGGATATCCTAAACTTTATCTTTCAACTCAAAGAAGCATCTGAAAGTGCTTACGAGGAGTTATCAGAATGAAGCGGATATTTGAATTTAGATGTGCTAAGGATCACCTTAGCGAAAAGTTTGTAGATGATGAGGTTCGTTCTATAGAGTGTCCTCATTGTCGCAATGAAGCTTCTCGTATTATCTCGTCACCCCGTATCAGTCTGGAGGGCATCACAGGTGCGTTTCCTTCAGCACATGAAGCGTGGGCTAGAAAGCACGAAGAAGCAACTAGAGTCGCTTACAAGAAACAGCA